CTTGCTTGTCTGCCGCAAGCTGCGCTTTTTGCAAAGCGGCTGCACTAGACTGTTCAGATTGTAAAAAAGCGTTACTACTGCCCAGTAAATACGACAATCCGCACAGGCCTAGCACGCAAAGCAGCATGGTTGCTGCGAGGAGTAATTTAGCTTTGATAGACATCAAGCGCCCACCAACATCTGCATCCAGTACTTCCAGATACGTTTTACATAGGTAATCGTTTCACGCGAGTGCCTGCCGGTTACATCCGGCAGGCAATGCGCAATTTTTTGATACAGGTTCACGCCACCACAAAGTCGCTGGGCTTTAACCAGGTGACCGGCGCCTGCGTTATAACTGGCCAACGCAAGGCTGTAGCGATCAGCCTCGGGTCGAGGCGCTGACCAGAATATTCGCAGCTTAGCCATATAATAAGCACCCGCTAAAATGGCTGGTTCTGCCATATGCGGATGCAGGCCGTCATAACCCAGCTCGCGAGAAACGTCCTGCCAAGTGCCTGGCATAAACTGTGCCACACCCGCAGCCCCCACCGGCGAAACCGCTGCGGGGTTGAGGCGTGATTCCTGATAGTACTGGGCCTTTAACAAGCGCCAGTCCACACCGGGTAAATACTGATTAGTTGCGTGTTTAATTTCCGCGTCGTACAGACTAGGAAAGGAGCTGCCCCAACAAGAGACAGGCACCCATAAAACGCAGACCATAATAAACAGCCAAAGCTTGTGCATTATCGTTAATCCGTGAATAAGCGGTGTTAAAAGAATGGCCGCTGAGCTTGTCAAACAAGCGCAGCAACAAGAACAGACCCAGCAATGCCAATAAGGCAAAGGCCAAGCGGTAAACGCCGGAAGTGAATAACACCTCTTCCATTACTCGCTAGCCTCTTCACGGCGTTGCAACTCACCAGCGATCAAGGCTTTCTGGCCTTCATCTTCTGTATCAAGCGCCAACTGCAGCAGCTCGTCCTGGTCTATGCCCGGTAGTGACTCAACAAAAGCCGCAGCGTCTAGCTCGGCCTGTGTAGGGTCACCCGCTGCACGGTCTAGCTGTTCGGCGGCGATGGCCTCCATCACACCTTTGCGCGGCTTCGGCTTGCGTGCCTTTTCCAAGGCTTCTAACTGGCCTAAATCTTCATCAGACAAATCTGGCAAGGCCAGCTTGATGTCTTTAGTGTCCAATTCAAATAACGATTGAACATAGGATTGGGTCACAACCGCCACTATGGGAGGCTTGTAGTCGGGGTGTTCGCGCGCTTCAATAAAGCGAGTTTCCCCAGGACGAACAACAACACCGCCAATATGGCAATTGTGTTTAGCCTTATTCTGAAAGGGTACTTTTGGCATTTTAATCTCCTGTATACGGCTGCTTAATACAGCCGTATACGATTGGTAAAAAGAACCCGACTTAACGACTAGAAGCGCTGTAAGCCAAGATTGAAGTGTAATAAAGACGAATTGGCTTAGGTGTGTGAACGGCGTTGTACTCTTCACCGTAAGCAATCTTTTCACCGGTAGGCTGACCTTTGTCATTAAAGGCTTCTACTGGCTGACCCAAAGCGTAAGCTTTACAAATTTTGTAAGTTGTCGTGCCACGTTGACCCAACAAAATTCGCTCTTCACCCAAGTCCATATGCGGTGCATTCGTACCCCATGCAGGTACTGCCTTTATTTTCTCAAGATCGCCTTGAGCCGTTGTATCTGTACCGTCGCGCTTTGAATGAGCAATGAAGTTTTCCGCAGTAGTGATTTCATCGTTCAAGGTGTCGGACATTAGGGCAAAGTTAGGCTTAATAAATCGCTCTGTAGACATAACAGCCTTGCGGCGGCCAAAGGCACGAAGCAAACCATTCATATGCTTCTCTGTCCCTACGCCTGCGGGTAGGTCTGTATCGAACTTAACCACGTTAGTGGCATGGCTATAGGTAATCGTCGCACCCGAACCAGCTGTAGGTGTCGCGGCTGCACCAGTCTCGTCAACAAACTGGATATATCCTAGATTCACACTAGTAATGTTGTAATAAAATCCAGCTGTCTGGTCGCCTGTACCATCCCATGGCTGTACCTCTACGCCATTAATTGTGATGGTAATAGGGTTTTCAGGGAGCCCCATCGCGTCACCGCGCATGTTGCGGTCCTGATGTGGGCGAACAACAGGGAACTCAGCTGTCTTGATAAGGCTCTTAGTGATGCCGTCTAGCTGGGCTGCAAAGTCTTCGGCGGTAATTTCAACCGCACCATAGGCATCCGATGCACGCAGCATTTGGTTACCAATATCTCGAGTGATTAGCTCTCGTAAAATACGTGCATTACTAGCAGCGTTGCGCGCAAAGGCATCCCAGTCCAAGGCAGACGACTTGGTGAAATGCATAACTTCGTTGCTTAGCTTCATGGCTAGCTTAAACGCACGTACAAAAGCAGTATCCATTTTCTGCCCTACCGATGCAGCATGGATACCTTGGCCTTCATAGACAATTCCGCCATTGGCCACTTGAGACATGTCGCGCTCTTCATAGGGAATGTCAGTAACTTGTGCGGCACTAGGATCAACATCAGTTTTAACCAAGTTCAGAATATTCAAGTCGCTTAGAGCTTCCCGGATAACTGTGCGCTGGAATGCTGCTGGCACATCAATATCAGCCGTATTCATGGAACCGCCAGCTAGAACCTTGTGATTATCACGCAAGCCTTGCATGTTCTCAGCATCAAATTCAGCCAAGACACGGTTTACGAAATTACTATTAGTCTCAGGAACCACCAAGTTTCCATTGATATATTCTGAGGTGCCTTTTAGCGCGGTGTCGATATCAGCCTGTAATGATTTAATATCGTTAGAATCACCAACACTAACGACAACAGAACCCGCTGCAGAGTATCCAGCGGCTGAAAGCTGGGTTGATGCTTGTAACTTCTCGCCCATGGCAACCTGATGCACCGCTAGTTCGGTAACCTTTTCAGGCGACATGTCACCCGTGATCAGCTCTTTGCCCTTGTTGATCTCTACCAAGGTAGATTCGCTCAAGCCCTTAACAGCCCCCACTGCCGCATCAAAAATAGCAATATTGCCTTCAAGGTCTTCGGCCAGCTTGCGCGCAGCAGCTGCAGTATCGTCTGCCGCTTGAGCCAATTGCTTGGCAATCGCCTTATCCAAATCATCCGTTGATAGTGTCTTGGCAGCACTATCGCCTAGGCCTGTCACATCCAGTGACAACTTGATTTCTTTGTCTCCATTCTCAACAGCCTCAGACAATTTCTTGCCCATCTCGTCAAACGAGTCGACTAGCGCCGCCACCTTATCTTCGGCAACCTCGCCTAGTTGTTTACCGATCGCAGTCGCCTGCGCCAAAATCATCTCAATTTGGTTTTCAGACAATTTTTTGTTGGCACGCAAACGCGCCTTAAGAATATCAATCCACTTCATGGTTCCAGCCTCTGAAAGTTGTTTAATTAATTTGGAGTGCATATAGGTAGGTACGCCGCCGGTGAACTCCTCGGACAGCTGTAGACTTTCTGGGTCTACGGGGTCTAGGTTCTTAATCACAGGGCGAATGGTCAGACCGGCACCCAATAGGGTTGGCCCATGCTCTTCACGCTTTTCGTTGTCCTTGAAGTTCTCGTGAAACTCCGCCGACAAATACACATAGCCCTTATCAACGACTGCATCGACGCCGTACTGGGTCCACTCAACTCGGGCGCGCAAACGGTTGCCCTCTAGGGAGAGGTTCAGCACTTTGGCCGCAGCGCCATTCTCAGGCTTGTGAGCTACATCAATAAAGATGTCCTGCCCATACACGCGCTTTTTAAAGTTCGCGACCATGGAGAGCAGCATCGGCTTAGTGATGTCAAAGTTGCCGTAGCGTGGATCGTAGAAATGACCTGTGCGGGTCAAGGTGATGGTGGTGGATGATTTGCTGTGTTCCGGTAGCACACGGAGGCTGGTCAGGAAACGCACTGCACCAGGGTGATTAGCATTAGAGTCAAGCTTGAGGTGTCTCGCCTTATTGCTGTGAATCTGCATCTTTCTCCATCCAAAAAAAAAGCCAGTAGCCGCCACAGGAATAATCCCGTGAACAGCTACCGGCTTAGAGCGTATGCCCATACCTTATGGCAGTAGAGTTATAAAATACCCCCTTTACACGAAGAAAAAAAGGGACAAAAAAAAGCCCTGTTAGAGGCGACCTGATAATTCACAACTGAGATTTTCCAACTCATTCAAGCGCGCCTCTAGCGCGCAAAGGGAAATCCGAAAGGGTTCTAACAACTTAAAGTGTTCCCCCATATCAGAGAGGTGATCGCAAAAACTGTGCAGTCCGGACACATCTCGCATCAAGCCGCTACAGTGATAGCTAATATCCTGACTGATCTCATCTGCTGGCTTTTGCGCAATTCTTTTGGGTGGCATCTCACTCACTGGAATACCTTGAAAATCAACTGTCATAACGCTTCCTTTATCTACTATTTTTTAAGTCCTCTGTTTTATACCTCGCCAAATAACACTCTCCAAGAATAGTTTTTTTTCTTTTTAATTGTTTTTTTTTCCTACCCAAAAAAAGGTAGTTTTTGTATTTGTTCGACACACATAAACGAACACAGGCAATTAATCCGGCTATTGTAGTATTTATTCGACTGCATTCGACTGCATTCGATTTAATTCGAATTAAGGAATTACGCTCGCTTTATAATTACTATGCAAAACGCAGCGTCAATCTATTGTAAATATTTATAAGGAATAAAAAATAATGAAAATTTCCACCTTAAATAATAAAAATGACCTCTTCCTAATAAGCGGTATGTTTGCTGGCAGATGGATATGGAAAGACTCCGCCCCATCAATGCAGGCAGGGCATATAAAAATGCTAGACGACCCGCTTTGCTCAGTAGGTGACAACATCGAAAAAATCAGCCAACAGATAGTTGATGAGCTACGCAAGGTAAAACATAAGACTACACTTGTTAGCAATTCGCTAGGCAGCCTCATAGCCCTTAAAGTTGCAGCAATAGCCAAGGACAATGTAGCCGCAGTAATAATCTCCGGCTCTGCAGGATTTGGGGAGGTGAAGCTACCACTTGAAGTAAGGCGCAAAGAACCTGCACTCCTAGCTGGTAAGATAGCCGAAATGGTGTGTCACGATAAAAGTACTGTACTGCCAGAGGACAGCTTAAAGGCGGCTATGTGCTTTTCCGACCGCCAAAATTTCAAAAATATTTTGCGCCTGACACGGCAAAGTAACTCAATTAATGCAGATGACGTGCTAAGCCAGATTGAATGCCCAGTCGTGGCCATATGGGGTGACAACGACGTGATAACACCGCTCAACAACGCCCGTCCCGTACTTGATCGTCACGGCGTAAAAACTCACGTTATACCCAAATGTGGGCATAGCCCCATGTACGAAAAGCCGAGTGAATTTGCCAACCTCGTCAATCTATATTTGAATTAAATACTTAACAATATTTAACTTTTATAGATTTATGTTTATTTAAACCAATTAATTGTTATGATCTAATCTCACATAACTAAAAGGAAAAGATTTAGTCAGTTATGGGATTAGAAATACTTTGGCACGGGCTGCTGCCAAGCTTGTCCGTATTATTAAGCGGCATGTTATTAATAAAATTGATTAACAGGAAAGTGCCAATTATTACATTGGTGCTTTTCGGTTGCCTGTTATTAATGGGGCTGTCACAGTTCCTAGGCTATGTGGTCGCGGCGTGGTGGCCTGAACACACTCGGTATTTTGCAGACGCCTATCTTATATCGGCCTATTTCTTTTTTGCTACTCTCGCACTGTTTGCGCTCAACCTGAACCCAGAACACAGAGTTAATCACCAGCTTTTTTTCTACCTGCTGCCCACGGCACTTGCCGTGCTGCATGTCGGCGGCTTCATGGTAGAGAGTTATCGGTTTGAACAAAACTCCCTCATGCACACTGACGGGCCTATGGCCCCTGCTTTTGACCTGTTCGCTCTCTTCTGCTGTATGGCAACCATTGGGATTGCAAGGTTAAATATCAAACAATTTCCTAATGACGGGCAATTACTCACAAAGAGTAAACTTTTACTTTGGAGCTTTGCCCCCATCGCAATATGCTTTGGTGTTTTGATCGTTTTATCAAAAACAGATTATGCAATCTCTCTGGCTGTGGTCGGCCCACTCATTATCATTTACACGGCGATTGCATATTTTTATATAGCTAAAAAACAAATAATTGATTGTTCAATCGGCTCGACGGCACTTCGCCAACGCGCAAAGCTAGCCTATCAACTAATCGCTATGCAAAAATCAAAAGACTCTTTGAAAGAGTTGAATAGAAAAATACAGCAGCAATTTATTACTGAAGCATTCTTTGAAAACGGCTCGTCGTATCGAGCAGCAGCAGAGCAACTTGGCTACGATGAATCGTATGTGAGAAAGCAAATAAAAGAATATGGACTAGTGGACGGCCAAGTTCAGCCCCCCATCATCAAAGCAGAGCCTATTTGGCCTAGCGATCGCTAATCACTGCCGTGTGCAGTGAATATCAAATTTGTTTTTCATTTTCGAGCATCGCGCGGTGATTTTCTTTTTAGTGTGATGGCTGTAGTAATAGCCCGCGCTAGAAAATGAGATGTACCGCGCCACTAGCTTCGATTCAATATAGTCCTGGTATGACTTCTGCTCGCTTCCCTTGGCAAAGTCCTTGTCGCGATAGATGTGCATCACCTTGTTCTTAATCTCGCAGCGCAACCCGGTCTTGGCATAGTCCATTTCATAAGCGCATTCGTGCATCACAATCCTAGACAGTAAATAACTCTTACTAGCCTGTGCTTGGGTGCTGAAAAGTAGGGTGATTAGTAGTAGGTATTTCATTGGAAAAATCCTTTTATTAAGTAGCAAAACATAACAATAACGGTCAATACGAGATAAATACCAGGAACCCATACATCAGTCCAAATTCGAGCTCTATCAGCACCGACGTGAAGTTTAATTTTATTTTCCGTTTTAGTTTTAAGTTTTCCTGATACTTCTAGATGGTTTTTTATATTCGCTTTTTTATTAACATGATATTGAATCATATCATCCCACCCGCCATCAAATTCTTTAGCACTGTTTTCTAAATAAGCAATGCTCCAACCAATAAAATTGCCTTTCCCATCATTCTCTTCAAATGTAAGGCTTTTAGCCCTATTTAATACGGCGTTGCGCAGGCGTTCTTTGTGAGGTACTGACTCATCCTGCTCTACATAAAAGTCTAAAATGATATCGCTTTCACTGCGGCCATAGTTAGCTTGATATAGTTCTTCTCTCTCCATAGCTAGGCTTTCAACTACTTCCCTTATGCTTGGTATATCAACGAGCGGTTTAAAGCTTTCGTTGCGCTCACTATTAGAGAAATAATATAGAAAAAACCTGATAGTCAGCCAGGCAAGAAGAGCAAAAAAGCACCAGGCCGCTCCATCTTTGTTACCTATTTCCCCTCCGCCAAAAAAAACAACGACCTTTCCAAGATCAACTTCAGCAAAGTGTATAAACAGCAGTGTTGATGCAACTATCAATGCATTCCTACGCTGGCGCAGAAAGCCAACAGGCATATCCCTTTCCGTATTTTCTGACATATTCCAATTTCTAATAATTTACTAGGCCAGCTACATTAAAGGAATTTCATTTAATTTGCATTATTGAATGCAGCAGACACATCCACCCACGCCTTGCAGCGGCACTTGGCCGTTAGCTTCACCGGGTCTAGGCAGCGAGTTTTAATCACCTCACCATCAAAGATGGCTATACCACAATTTGGGCATGCCACGGGCTCAGGCTGGGTGTATATGGCTTGCACATTACTCGCCGGCATCTTCTTGCTCCTGGTCGATAACGTCGCCGTCTATCTCACCCGCTTCCATGGCCACTACAAACTCCGCACGGGAGCGAGTCATGTTGGCGTATGTCATATGCTGTTGTATGCGCTGTTCTTTTTCTTCTTCTGTCACTGCATCCACCCCCGTTTGATAAACAGTGCCTCTATCGCCTTGGCGATGGGCTTAAAGTCTTGTTCCTCCCATTGGGAAGTATAATTGATCTGCCCGGTTCTTTCTCTGGCCACCCAGCGCTGTAACTGGTCACTCATGGCTGCACTGCCGCCGCGCTGAGCAATGAATTGGGAATAAGAGCGCGCCCATATCTCGTGGGCTTGTAGCAAATAACTTAGATGCTTTTTATCAACCTCGTATTCAAAGCCATCTGCCATAGGTATTTTTTTTGGCCCTCGGGTCATACTCACAAGGTTTTGCACTGCCTTGGATCCAGCCACCGCTTGGCGCCACTCTTCAAAGTCGGGGTGGTCGGCGGAGGCCCACAAATATTTGCCCTCGGCTTTAAAGGCCTGGTTGTCGATAAAATGGCCGAGTTCATGGGCTAGGGAAAACTCTTTAGCGCTAGTGTGGCTAGTAACCAGTACTTCCACCGGGCGACGTTGTGAAGGGATATGTCGATAAGCCGCCTCGAATTTCTTAGAGCTTGAGCGCTTAACCGGTATAGATGGCAGCACCCCATCCCCATGCACCCGATCAATTGCCGCTAGTACATCTTTGGTAACCGCCTTATACGATTGGGCCGATACCGCCGCCGATACTGGCTTGCCCACTGCCGCTGCGGGCCCCACCTTAATGTTCAAATTATCCACATCAATACCCTGGCGTTGATAGCGCTTTTTAAGCACTGCCCATGGCGTACTGATCTGCCCCTCTTTCAGTACGCCCGCCTGTAGGGCTGCGCGCTTTTTACGTGAAGCCAGCACCCCTTCTTGCGTGCCGGGTGTTTGCTTGCCTAACCACTGCAGCCGATCCTCTTTGCCGGACTTGTCCGCATCGCTCACTTCATCCTTAAAAACAATCACCTCAAAGCTGAGGGTATTCGGATGCGCAGGCCATGGGCTTTTGCCAAAGGGGTACACCCCCGCACCTAGGCCGTAGCGATTGACCTTGGCGTGCATGTCGCAAATGTCTGTTTCTCGGTGCTGTGGTGAGAGTAGAAAACGGGTGCCGATGGCATCGGGGTGTTGCTGGGCCGAGGCTTTGTAGGCCTCTCCGTGGGCGCGGTTAATCTCGGTGCGAAATAGGCGCTTAGCATTCGCTAGGGGTGAGCCCTTACCGGTCATTAGTTGTGCGCCGGTGGATTTGGCTATGCTTGTGGCCTTAGCCGCTCCCTCGCGGCGCATAATGTCCAGCGGTACGCTTTGCCCTTGGGCGATGAAGTTGCGCGCAGCCTCAGACGCTGAGTGCCCTTGAATGATCGCATTTTGAATTGACCGGCCAACCACTTCCTTGGCATGTAGTTGGTTGCGCCACAGGCGATCACTTAACTGCAAGCCATCCTCGGCCACTTGATGGGCGACTAGGCGCACAGCATCGTCTGAAATATTATTGAGGTTGATCGACAAGCCCGCGTCTTGGAATGCGGATAGCCCATTATCAGCCGCTGTGCGGATATTTCTGCCCAACAAGGCATCCCGTGATGCGCTCAATGAATCAAGGCGCTGATTCACTCTGACCAGCAAACTCTGCATCGCTTGGCGGCGCACAATACCACCACCGTCTGCACTATTGATGATTTGCTGCTGTATATCATCCCGTGCGGCGCTATACACCTCGATCAACTGGTTTTGGCTATCCGCATCAATGCGCCGCAATTTAACCTGGGCTTTTGCCGAGGCACGCTTAATACGCGCCCGAGCCGCGGTGCGACGGTTCACTAATTAGCGCCCCGCGTGGCAATGGTGGTGGCGCTTTCCTGCTTAGGCGCATTGCCCGGTGTGACACTGACCTTGTTCTTGCCCCCAATATTGTTGGGCTGTGGGTAGGGGTCAAAATCCTTAGCGTCTTGCTCTTTTTGTTGCTTCTCTTTAGCGGGGTCCATGCCCGCCGTTCTGAATACCGTATCTACCGAGGCGCCCAGTGCCTGCAGTTTAAGCGCGCGGTCAGTGGCCTGATTCGCTGTCTCTGTTCGGCGCTCGGCAAACTTGATTTTAAACTCGTAGCGATCGGGGCTGATCCCCTGCAGCATTAAGTCTAGCTTAAAGCCCTCTTCATAGGCCCATGCCGCCATATCTTGAATGGCGTCGATCTCTTCAAAGAAATCGCGCTTTAGGTCTTCCAACACATCGCGGCTCAAACCATCGGTATAGCCAAACAAGGACTTGGGAGCCGGCGCCCCAGCATAAAATGTATCGATCAATAAGCTAACATCAGCTATCTGGTCTAGGTTGGCGTCGCCTTGCACAACGCTAACGCCGCCGGATTTATTCTGGAAAAAATCAGTGGTGATGTCACCCTTGTTTTGCAGTTGCTTGTCCTCATACTGCTTCAACTCTTCCGGTGTTGCGCCTTCCAGCACATGGGAATAGCGCTGTGGTGCACGTTCACGGCGGCGAATAACCAAATCTTCCTCGGTCATCATTAGCTTTTGCCATACCGGGCGTGTGGCATCTAAATAAGGGCGGCCCAGCGACGACATATCATCATAATTGTCAGGGTCCATGCGCACCAAGGTGAGTTGATACAAAGCAAATTCTGCCACCGTGTTACCGGTCAGCATATCAACCTGTTTATAGGCTTTGCGCACGTCTTTAAATACACCCGATTCATTCACCAATGGCACGATAGATTCCGAGGGCATGCGCAACGCCGCCACAACCTGCTTGTTTTCATTCACCACCCACTGGATAGGTAGGTTGCCCTCCATGGCAAATCCTCGGCAGTGACTTTCTAGTTTTTGTTGATGGTTCAGGGCGGTGCGACTTAGAAAGTCCTTCCAGAGGCGCTGTATACGTTTATTCGTACTTGCCGTTTCTATCATCAAGCCGCCACGTACCGCATGGCGGGCAATCTTGTTGTGTATTTTTTTTACACGCGGGTCTAGCTTATCCATGTGACGTATATCACGGATGCCAGCCAATAAAGCCGTGTTCACATAAAACTGGCTCTGCATGATGGCCATGCGACTCTCGGCGGTGGTGCGCTGGCCTATTTCACTCGTCATTAAAAATTCTAAACGATCCGGCGTTGACGTTTGACCTTTATTACCGCGTTTGAACTTATCAAAAAAACCCATGGATAAACCTTAGCTATAAGCCTTGCTAGGCAAGCCGATGGAGGTCATGCCCCCCAGTAGTTGCTCGCGTGAAATTGTATTAAGAGAAATAATGCTTTCGCTGTTGGCTACGCCCCGCGTCGCCAAGGCCCATACCGCTTCCATAGCGCCATCAAACAAATCATCGCCCAGCTCTTTTTTGACCATCTTGTAAGAGCTGTAGGCCATCTTTGTGGGTAGCTCGGCAATATTAGTCAACTGGCGAATTAGGCGCATAAAATCATCCACTACGGATTCCTTGCCCTCTTCTAAGTCGTCTACATAGGGAATGGCGACGTGGTGATTGTGAAAGACCGAGCGCAGAGATTGAGCCATTTGATGCTTCACCATGCCTTCAAAACGAATGGGGCTAAATGCCCACTCAGGCCAAGTGCTTGCCGTGCTTTGCCCATCGCCAATAGTCCGGCGATCAATCTTGGTTAAGCCTGCGGTAAACAACTCATCATTCAGTTGTGCCAGCATGGCCACAGCATAAGCATCGCCCAGTGCTTCATCGGGCATAAAATATCGGTATAGCTCTAGCAAGTCCGACTTCACCACCATGTCATCCGCACCCGCTGGCCACTCCTTGGCGTATATGAAGCAAATGTAATTGCCCACTTGCTCTGCAACGACCAGGGCATGGCGTGACGCATTAGGGTCTTCACCGTGGCCAGCGGCGTCGTAGCCAAAAGAAACCAAGCCGCGCTTTTTATATTCGCAACCAGGCATCGGCTCGATCAATTCAAGCTTGGCCTTTAGCCCTACATGAATGGCCTTGCGCACCTTTTTTTCCCAGATTAGGTTTTTTGAGCTGGTGTTTTCACACAGCATTTGACGCATGAACTCATCCGGGCTCAAGCGGCTGCGCATGTCCATTAAAAAGGACTCCTGCACAATGCCCATTTCCATACCCAGATAGCAGTTGATCACGGGCAACAAATGATAGGTGCCGCTTTTGATCATGTCCGCTAACGTGTCAGCGCCTTTGAATACACCGGTGATACGAATTTCGGGGTCGTTCTTGGCTTCTTTG